ACCCCGCCACCGCAGCTGCCCAGCCCAGCCCGGTGCCCCGAACTTCCTGATACGCAATTTAACGAAGCGATAGGACGAAGAGTTAACACCCAGTGAACCGGGGGACTGCACCCACGGATCAGTGGCATGGTTCGCCGGGCGTATCCATCCATCAACAATCGTCGGGGTCCCGTTCCCGGTCCAGCCCTCTACCGTCGAATCGAAGTACCAGATTTTGGCCGGGTCGAACTGCGATCCTGTACCCGCCGAAATCTGGGCTATCTGCTGCGCCAGCGAGTCGGTGGTGGTCTGGATCGTCTGATTGACGTTGCTGATATCCGCGACGCGCTCGTTCTTTTCGGTCAGCAGCGCCTGGCCCTGAGCCGTTGCCTGATCAGAGATCGCTTTCTTGCGGTCCGTGACCTCCTGCGCCAGCCCCGCTTTGGTTGCCGCCGACTCTGTCGTAACTTTGCTGATGTCGTCGCGCGCTGACTGAATATCGTCGCTGAGATCGGCAATATCCGAAACGAGGTTTTTATAGCCGTCCGTCTGTTCGATTGTGTCGCCGATCATGTCGAGATAATCACCAGCATTCGAGCTGGACTGGCCTATTACCCATTCTGTCCAGTCGCCAGTGTTGCCGATACGATCGACCAGGCGCGCGCGATACCACTGGCTGACGCCAGCCCGCATCGGACCATGTTGGTAATGCGTCACCGGATACGGCACCAGCGCCAGTAACTGCGGGTTAGCCTTGTCATCTGTGGTGGCGCGCTGAATTTCGGTGTATGCCGTATCGCCGGTACCATCCGGGAACACCCAGGTGATATCGATAGCCCAGACCACATTGTCGCTCGCCAGCAGGCTCTGCGGCGTGCCTGGTTTGCCGATCTTACCCGTAAGGTAAGTCGTGTCGGCGTAACCCCACGGCGAACCTGATTCCTGTGCATTCAACGCACGAACCCGCACGTCGTAGCTCCCGGTGTAGATCCCCTGCACAGCAAACCCCTGGGCGCTGCTCACCGGCACGTTTATCCAGTCGCCATTGTCCTTGCGCCACTGAGCTTGGTACCTGATAGCACCGTCCACCCGATCCCATGACGCATTCATGGTGGCTATGGTTAGCCCCTGCTCTATGTGGTCGGTTTCGGTAAGGAGGATGTTTTTCGGTGCCGGCAGAACGCTTACCGGCGTGACGGTCACCGGCGCAGGGGTAATGCGCACACCGTCATCGATATAGCGGTATTTATTCGGGTCGTGCTGAACCGCAGTAATCGTAAAACCACCATTGCTGTCGTCGTTCGCCCGGATGGACGTGACGCGAAAATACTGAATAGCCAGGTTATCGCTGTCGATAGCCCACACTGCGCCAGGTTCAGGCTGCAGTCTGAAGGAGGTAGCAACCGTCACCGTTTGCTTGTCCGCGCTGACTGCCGCGATTGTCCGCGTCTGCGCCTTGCCATCCGGCAGATTGACCACAAGGCGATCGCCTGCGGTGTAATCAGCGGGACGATCAAGCGTGACATTACGCCCGTTTACCGTCCGGATACGCCCACCGTTCTGCTTGCCAGCACGGAACGGATCCGCGATACCGATAATTTCAGCCGGCAGCGGAATATAACCATCCAGCCCAACACCAAATGATACCGTTCCGTCGCGCGCGTTTGACAACAGTGCCCAGCGGCCCCGGCGATGGGCCTCACTCTGGGAGGTACAGCCGATCGCCGTCATCGACATCTGGTTGACCTTGTACCGCTTCACGAGATCAGAGTCGTAGACACTCTCTGTGGTGTCGCTGTAATGGTTCTGAGGATCAGACCAGGAGACCAGGGCAGATGAGTAACGGTTTTTGTAACTGCCGCCGCCGTAGGTAAACAGCCCGTCGATGACGTTAGATGCGTGGTAGGTAAAATCAACCTCATCCTGCGGCACATCCGCCCGTACGTAAATCTGGTCGTTGCCCCAGAAGGTGATCCCACGGAATATTGCCGCCAGATCGCTGAGAACGGTGTAGGCGTCTTGCTGGCTCTGGATGTAAACGTTGCAGGTAAAACGCGGCTCAGTGCCGCCCGCCCCGTTCGAAACCGGTTGGTCGCAGTACTGTGCAATGGCGTACAACTCCCACTTATCGATCATGCTTGCATCGATGCGGGTACCCATGCCGTAAATCTCATCCAGCACGAGATCATAAAATATCCAGGCCGGGTTGTTGGTGTAGGCCATCTTAAAGCCACCAGACCATGTGCCATTGTAAGTGCGCGTAACCGGATCGTAAGAGTCCGGCACGCGTACCAGCTTACCTTTGAGCCTGCAGGTCACCTTCGGTGCGCCACTGGTAAACTGGCTGGCATCGACCTCTATATAAAGCAGTGCCGTATTGGGGTAGCGTAACTTGCTATCGATCACCTCAGCAAACGAGAATACCTTGAAGGCATTTATCAGTTTTGAGTTACCTACAGAATCAGGCGTAATACGACGCACCCGCACCGCCCATCCGGTTGTGGCGGCCGGCAGGTCTATACGGTGATCGCGTTGATATTCACTGGTCGTCTTTCCGTCGAATTTACCGTTAACCACTGTTTGCCAGGCTGCACCATCAGTCGAGAGGTCAACAGCGTACTCCGTTACCGTGCCGACCATATCGCCGTTGTCTTTATAGGTGTACTGCACGGGTAGGCTAAGCTTGATGCGTACGGCATCCAGCATCAGGTTAGTGAACTGCCGTGTCCAGGGCGCTGAGGTGGTGACTGTCACGTTTGCTGACAGCTCGTTATTGGTTTCTGGCAATCCCTGAATGTAGGTCTGGTCCTGCGTTCCGGGGCGAAAATCCCACTTCACGCCGGTGAAGTTAAAGCTGCCGTCATCGTTAGCCAGTGGCGTGTCGTTGAGAAAAATCTTTTGCGCGGTCAGATCACCCTGAATTTCACCTTCAGCAACGGCCACCAGCATTTTTAATTTTGCTGTCGACAGCAGGTCGTCCGGATCCTCAACAGGGGTATGCTGTTTGCCGCCACCGCCTTTGCATCCCTGAATTAGGGCCTCATCTTCAAGATGTCGCATATTTCACCCATAAAAAAGACCACCCGCAGGTGGCCTGGAGTTGGTCAGTTTTTATTGCTGATCGCTGGAGAAAATACCTGCGTTAATTATCGGACCGCCGACCTCACGCTCTCCAAGCAATGGTGGTACCGGATATCCCATCGCCACGGTATTCACCGGCGCGCCAAAGGCGTAGTTGGGTTTATTGTCCGTACTGGATGAGGCACCGACGTTATATTTCGGCTGGGGTGTCAGCAGCTGAACTGTGCCCCCTAGCATCATCGACAGACCTAGCCCGGTTAATGCCGTCGTGGTCGCAGTTGCGGCAGCTGTACTCAGGCCTATCGCCGTCAGCGAGGCGCCCGCAGTAAAATACGCGGCCACGAGCGCCACCGCCCCGATAACGATCTGCAACACGCCGCCGCGCTTTGAGCCTTCGGTTATGGCTGAAATCCGGTACACCGCCCCGCCGCGGGTCATGTCGAACTCATCAAGGCCGATGTTGTTTTTGCCATTGAAGAAGGCGAAGCGGATCCCCTTCATATGCCCCTCTGACAGGTAGCGTTTGAAGCCGGGAACCTGGCTGCACATGGCGCGGAGCATCTCGCGCAAATCCTCAACGTGAAATTTGTGCTCGCGCCCGAACTTTTTCGCCATACGACCTTCAAGAATCAGTGTCTTGAGCATTCATCAGCTCCTTGTGCCGGACCACACGAACGGTGCGGTCGCGGTAGTACTTGCCGTACGGAACCCGGGCAGACAGGCTGCCGAAATTATGGTGTAACATGATATTGTCCTGGTGCTCGTGGTGACCAAGGTAAACAGCCGCGTGGTTGGTTACCTGTGCCTGTACGCGCATCATGATCATATCTCCGGGCCGTATATCCGCCGGGTCGACCTGAATAAAGCCTTCTGCCTCCCAGTTATCGTCGTAGCGGTTTTCGCCCTGCTCCCACCACTCGTACGGTACCGAGTAATCACCCAGGGCAATGCCGTGCTCGCGCTGGTACCACTCCCGGATCAGTGCCCAGCAGTCGGCAAAGCCCAGCACCCAGCGCCGCCCGGCGTAGTCCCGGTCCTCACGTGGCGCCAGGGTGCAGAAATCCCCGTCCGGCCAGCTCATGATGCCCCACTCCACTCCAGACCAGTCGCACTGCACTCTGTCCATTTCGGACGGAACAAGCTGCACCACATCCGGGTGGGAGTGGATAATCATAATGATTTCACCCAACTCCGACGCGGCGAGCTTATCCTTCGGCGAGATAGTGAAAGCCTCTGTGGGTGTTGCCGAAATATTGCGGCACGGGATGTACTGCTGCGTCCGTCCCGCCTGCACCACCACACCACAGGCCTCGTTCGGATATTCCGCTGAGACGTGGGCGCGGATCGCATCCATCAGTTTTTTCCGCATGGTTATTTGCCCTGAAGGTTGGCCGCCGGGAAACCGCCAAACGGCAGCGGGTTACCGGCCCCGAACCGCGCTTCGCAGTCCGGCATCAGACCACCGCACATATCCAGCGCCGGGTTATCCGTGGGGGTGCCGTCCTTGAGAAAATAGCGGTTCCCGTTGTAGTCGCACCCGGTACCGGTGCGGTACCAGCCGCGCGTGCACCAGGTGCAGACCGGAGTGATCTGCCGGGTGGGTAGCTGCAGGTTTTGGATGTCGAACGGCGAGCACAGCTCAAAGTCGACCTGTACCCGCGTTTCTGCGGTTTTGGCATTTACGTAAAAAAGCTGTACGCGCTCATCTACCGGGCTGGCATTCGGGTTGCCCGCTGTCCAGTTGGCTGCGTCCAGATATTTCGCCAGCGTGGTGTGGATCTTCACCTTCGCCTTCGCCAGGTCGTCGAACTCAAGGCACAGCGCCGTCACGTAGTTTCCAACATTCGACACGGAAAGCGTGGGAGTGGGCTGGGCCCCGGTGCTGGAGAGTTCCAGGCCTTTCAGCTCGTATGGGTAAGGATCGTACTGCTGACCCTGCCAGACAATCGCGGGCAGGTTATCGGCGGCGAAGGCCGCCCAGCCAGCCGTGGCAATATTGTGCGCATGGAAGCGCAGTATCGTATCCATGCCAAATTCAGTGCCGTCAATTTCAATCAGCTGGACAAACTGCCCAGGTTCCAGCTGCTGTATATCCTGCGTGAAACTCATATTCACTCCATAAAAAAACCGCCCGGAGGCGGTTGGTTAAACTGGATTTAAAGATATTCAGGGAGCAAAGGCCAGCTCGAAAGTGAACGTCACAGTCGCTATTTTTCCAGAAGGGAATGAAACACTGAATGAATCAGCTTTCATCCGGTAGAGCTTCTTTTCTCCCCATGGGTTCGTCCACCAGAACGATTTGGTGATGTGCGACATAAGGAACGCGCGCAGGGTGGCAGCCTCGCTGCGTGTTCCCGTCCAGTCTAGATCCCAGGATTCGGACCTGTCATTGAGCCCCATCCCGGCGATCTGTTTATACCCGTCTCCAAACTGGGACTGAAGCGTGCGGGCACTTTCACTTCCCCGGGCCGTTTTACGGGTACGCCAGCTGAATGTGTCTGTCACTGCTACCTCCTTGGGTAAAGTACACCTCCCGGCCCCATCTCCTTTTTAAGCCGGTCAGTAATGGTCTGCTGAACAATCCCTTGAAGCTGCCGCGCCGTTCCGATGGTGTCCGCCTGGCTGGACTCGCCACCACCCTGCTGACTGACACTGACCGGTGCATAAACACTGATTCCCCCTGTGGCCGCAGCGGGCATACTGCCGCCACCCACCAGTCCGCCGGACGCGTAACCGCGCATCATACTGTACAGATTCCCCACCCCGATCCGGCTGGTCGCCTCTTTGGTAAAAACGAACTCCCCGCGATGAACCACTCCGGCAGGCTCATATTTACCGCCTGATCCGGTATAACCTCCCCCGGCAAATCCGATAGCCGAACTGACAGCGCCTACGACCCCTACCCCCGCCTGTTTAAGGGCGATTTGCGCCAGCATCGAAAGCGTTGAGCGGGTGAAGTCACCCCATTTTGCTTTCCCGGTGGTAAGCATGTCGGCAAGGTTTTGCGTCATGCCGTCAAAGGTGCTGGCCGCGACATTTTTCATCTGTCCGTACGCGTCTCCGGCTGAATCGGCGTAATCAGCCCAGGCGGACTTCCCACCGGACAGCCAGTCACCGCGTATTTTATCCTGCTGCTGGTAGTATCCCTGTAGCGCCTGCAGCTCTTTCTGATAACCCTGATCTTTTTCAGACCCGCCGCCGTTTTTCCAGCCCTGAAGTAACTGAGCCTGTTCATTTCGCCGCTGTGCCGCACGACTGCTCATCCCCGCGCTTTCCGCCAGCGCCCGCGTTTTCTCACCCATCTGGGTTTCATACTTCTGCGACGTGTCCTGCAGACGGTTCAGGCGCTCCTGCGTGGCGATCTGGTCACCCAGTTTTGCATTGATCTCTGCCTGCGCGAGCACCCTATCCTTGCTGGCGAGCAGGGATTTTTCATCTTCAGTCAGCGACCGGGTTTTCGCAGCCTGCTCAAGGACGGTAAATCTGGCCTGCTCTTTCCATAGCTGCTGGCGCTGCTGGCTAATCGTGTCGTTGATATCACTGTGCTGGCGCAACACCTCCAGTTGTGTCTGCAGCTCCAGTGTCTGAATACTGGTGCTGTCAGTGAGCTTCGCGCCACCCGGCGCCCTGATTTTTGTTGGTTTTTTCAGCGAGTCATCGTATTCCTTTTTCGCCGCCGCCAGGTTGATGTTGTAGTCTGCCTGAAGGATCCGCCCTTCTTTCAGCGCCTTGTTAAGCTCACTCTGACGGGCCGTGTATTTTTCCAGGGCTGTCTGGGTTTTGGCATAGCTGGCCTGTGCCTGCGCGGCATACTTCTGACGGTCAGATTCCGCTGCTGCTTCGCGGGAGGTATTCTCCTCGTTCGCTTTAGCAATCCCCGCCTGCTGCTGCGCCATATCCAGTGCCAGGCGGGCCGTCTCCCGGTCATTCCAGAACCGGGCGCGCGCCTCATCATTTACATAATGATCGCCCTTTCGCAGGTTCCAGATCTCATCGGCTTTTTTGAACGCAGCTTCTGCTTTTGCCACCATTTCCTGGGCGGTATCGGGCCGACCGACATCAAGCGCCGCATCCCACATCGATTTGAAGGCGCGCTTCAGTGTGTCAGCAGCTGACTCAATCGACCCCATGTTTTCCCGGATGGATTTGGTCTGATCGTTGAATCCGGCGGTGGCCGCGTCGTTTGCCGCCTTAAGAGCCCCGGCTTCATCACCGGCACGCTGCAACTGGGCAACATGTGCGATTTGCTCGGCGGTGACGTTGTGAAATTGCTGAGCCATTGCAATAAGCCCGGATGTCGGGTCAGTTGTCAGCTTGCCATACGCAGCGGCAACCTTATCGACTGGTACACCCGATGCTTCGGTGAAGCGGGCAACGGCCTGACTCATGTCGTCAAAATGGGCACCGGCACGCACGCCAGCGTTGATCAGCTCTGTCAGTGCCTTGCTCGTCTGATTAAACGTAAGTCCGGCGGACTGGCCGCTTCGCGCCAGCGTGAGCATCCGATCGGCAGTCAGCCCTGCAGTATTACCGGAGAGCACCAGTGTTTTGTTGAAATCGGATAATGTGGACGAGCCGGCATACCAGGTATATAACAGCGCCCCTGTCGCTGAAGAGAGCGCACCAATACCAAGCATAACTGGCGAGATAGAACCCAACAGCGCACGAAACGTTGGAATAACACCGCCAAAGGAATCTTTTACCTGACCGCCTTGCTGGAGCAGGATCAGCCAGGGGTTCTGCCCGCCCGCCAGCTGCGTTGCCACATCAGTAAACTGCGCCGGGAGCATGCGCATCGCCGCGGTATACTGACCGACAGAGATGCCTGCCTTGCGGGCAGCGCTTTCCTGGCGGCTGAATGACTGCTGGATCCGCAAAGCTGAATCGTTCGCCGCGTCTCCCGTCTGCTTAAATTCTTTTTTGACGTAGCTGATTTGCTCGTTAAATTTCGTCGAGTTAACGTCAAGATTAACAACTAGATCACCGACTGCCGTCTGGGCCATAACGCACGCCTCCTGATATACCTGCCGCCTTCGCCATCAGCGCATCGTCGTCCTGCTCTGCTACTTCAACAGGCTCAGATGCAGGCGAAAGAATGCTGAAGCTGTCAGGCGTCAGCTCCGGATCGGCAAAAAACAGGGTTGAAATGGTGTAGAGCAGGCCGGAGAAGTGGGCGTCCAGCTGCGCATCATGAAAGAAGTTATCCCGGTAGAAGTTTTTCCAGTCGCCATACTCCGTTGAGGACATGCCAGCAAGCATGGCGCGCCAGTCAGGGCGACCGAACTCGCGCGCCAGTTTCAGCGCAAACGTCAGCTCACTGGCGAGGGCTTTTCCGCCGTAACAGGTTCTGCAGGTTCGCTGATTTCACCCCGCAGATCCTCCGACTGCGGTTCAATCATGCCGGAGAGGAGTTTCACCTTATAATCCGCTTCAGCAATAAGCTCTGTCGGCCAGGTCTGCAGGACTTCATCCTGAATTTTAGACACTTCCGCTGACGCACCCTCAGGGAAAGTGCCTTTCAGCGCATGACCATGCCAGAGTGACAGCGCCACCAGGTAAGCACCGTTTTTCACGGTGAGGGTGATAGCAGCCTGGAAATCACCTTCTTCAACCGCTTCCAGCTTTTTCAGGTATTCAAGATGTTCGATGCGCTGCAGCGCCGACAGCTGGTACAGCGTCACGCTGCTGCCGTTACGCTCGAGCAGTTCAGTTTTAAGAAACATATTTACTCCGGAGTACGGGGCTCACGCCCCGGGATTCAGGAAACAGTCACCTTGCAGATCGCCACAAAGTTACCGCTATTGGTCATGACAATAATTTCAACGATGCCCGCTGCCACGCCGGTGACAGTCAGAGTTGAACCACTGAGGGTTACTGTGGCCTTCGACGGGTCGGAAGTCGCCACACGGAAGGAGGCGTCAGAGGCGCTGGATGGAAGGACTGATACGACCAGCTGCGTGGTCGCACCGACAGCAACCGCGGCGGTGGATTTATCCAGGCTGATCCCGGTCACGCCAATCACCACCGTGCCGCTGTCTTCTGCCAGAGCGGGTTTACCGTTATTGGTGATTTTTACCGTTCGGGTAATCACTTCTTTTGCTGAAACCGACTTACCCAGGCTGCTTACCCAGCCTTTAAATACATCGACGGTGCCATTCGGGTATTTGATTTTGTATCCCTTCACCGCGCCGCCATCGAACCAGTTCACCAGATCCTGCTGACCGCTTTCACCCGGCAGCCATGCCAGGGTAAAGCTGGTATCGCCGGCGGATTTTTGCCCCTGCATGGTGGAGGTCCAGTCGGCGTTATCATCATCAATGTAGGTGTCATCTTCTGACTCGGCGGTGAGTTCACCTGGCTGCAGATCCTTAATCTTTGCCAGTCGCAGCCAGCCAACATCCGAAACCGGATTGGCATACGGCTCACCAGTTCCGGTATAAATCCAGAGCGTGGTACCGGCACCTTTCGTCGGTGCCAGCGGGTTAGGTGTGGTCATAACGTCCTCACATTTCGTAGGTAATGGAATATTTCAGGTCGACTGAACTCCAGAGACCGATATCATCATCGCGCTGGTAGTCATAGCCCTGCTGCACCATGGTGGTGATCAGGAATGCAAGCCCCGGGATCTCCGCCAGAACCGGATAAATACGCGCTTCCATCCATTCATCCAGCTCCGAATCAGGCACCTGCGCCGGAAGAAAAACTTCAATATGAAGAGTGGCCTGCCAGATATCGGCATCCAGCTCTTCTCCTGTGTACTCTGCATCGGTCAGATAGACGGCAATGGCCGGGAAGTCGCCTTCCTCGAGGACAGCAGGCCTGCCGTCAAAATAAATAGCGTCTGTGCCGATTGCGCTTTCCAGCGAGTCGAGGATCGACTGTCGGATGTCACTGTGTTTCATCGTGTCAGAATCAGCCTGAGTTGGTTTGTAAGGGATGCCCTGAGTTCTTTGGGCATATCAGAATCCATAAGCTTCGGCAGCTCAGCTTTAAATGCCGTGGTTAATGGGGCTGCCAGAGGAATGCTGACAACTTCGATCGGATAACGGGGCTTTGTTGTTCGCCTCATGACATGCCAGCGACCGTTTTTAAGCTGCTGAATGAATCCGCCCGGAAAGCGGAATGGGCCAATTCGCAGGACACTGTTGGCCCCTTTTTTATCCCGCTTCCTGCGGGAGAGGCGCACGCTGGCGGTACCGAGCTTTATGGCCGGTAAATTGCCGCGGTTCACGCGGATAAGTGCACGAGGTTTTTTGACCGTTGCCCGCCGTACCCTGGCTCTCTGCTTCACCAGCTTTCGTGGGACACGCGTCTCTTTTGATACAATAGTCACGCTCCGGCTGACTGCCCGGCCAGCCACACGGTTAACAGCCTGAGCTGAAGCGCGGGGTACCGCCGTTTTACTGATACTGTTGAGATTATCTATCGCCTGCTCAAGACCTTTGATGGACATAACCCCTCTTTAACGACGGCGGGTGCCTGATGGCGGGGTGCCGTTCCCCAGCCAGATGTGACACGATCCGCAATCGTCCGGACCAATACGGTCAACCCAAAAAATCCGTCCGTTAATCGTCAGGACGTCCAGACGCTCCAGCCGGTTAACAGTAGTTGTTTTTACAAACAACGACGGGCTGGTACCCTCAATCCGGATCCCTGCCCCGGCATATCCGATGTTTTCAGGGTCATCGAATACCCCGTTTAACGTGGCACCTAACAATGCGCCGGACGTCACCGTTGCCTCAGCGCCCATAACGCCGCGGATCGTGTCATCCGCCCGAGACATGGCAGCATCAAAGAGATTATCGAAATCAGCCACGGAGCCCCCTGTCAGATTTCCCGGGCCAGCCCATGAGAAATCAGATCGACTGCCACTTTCTCAGCAACGCGGATAGTGACGCCAGGTTCAACAATTGATACAGGTTCGTTCCGTATGCCGTGCAACGCATCAACATGCAGCGTGACCCGCGTCTCAACTGCCACCAGCTCATCATTGCCAGATGAGGTTGAGTCAGCAGCACCGGCAGTTTCCGGGGGTTCAATTTTGCCCACATTTGCCCCACTACCGGCTTCGGCCTGCCCGCTGCTTTCACCGGTATTCTGGTCTGCTCCTTCATCCAGCTCTTCTTCAAGCTCGGCAATACGCATCGAAAGCTCCTGGATTGTGCCGCTGGTATTCACATCGCGGCCAAGCAGCTTGCCCAGCTCTTTCAGCCGGGCGATCAGTGTTTCTTTTTCAGTCATGGAAGCTATTCCTGAGATATGGCCCCACAGGGCCACTGGATGGAAATTACGCGAGTTTTACGGAAACAAACTCGTCCGCGTCTGCAAGCAGCATCAGCGGCGCGGACTGGATCATGGTGAATTCACGGGCCGGGTCGCCGGTTTGTACCCAGTTTTTTGGATAGCGTGCAGAGGCGTTAATGCCCTCGCGCTGCGCGTCCACATCCTGGATGCAGCCATAGGTTCGCAGACCGCGCGCCTGTGTGTTACCCAGTACCATGGTGTTATCCGGCAGGTAATTCTTCTGCGCGCCTCCTTCAACGTACTGACCGGCATACACGACGATTGCCACATCGCCGTACATACCCTTATAGGAAACCGCCTGACCGAGATCCTTCAGGGCCGTCTCAAGTTCCGAGTTAGAGCCGCGGCGGGTATCCAGCTTGTCTTTTACCGCTTTGAAGGAGCGGAACAGTGACCAGCCCTTCGGATCGAAGACAATAATGTTGACCACGCCGCTGGCATTCACCGCATACGTCTCGATGTCATCGGTCGGATCATAGGTTTCCTTGTCCCGGGCGGACCAGGCCGCAGCGCCTGCCTGAACAATGTTGTTTCTGGCGCTGCGCTGCATATCCACCTCCACCGGCTCGAACGCCTCCCCGGTCATGGTGTATTTACCGCTGAGTACGGCGGATACGGCCTGCATCTCTTCTACCTGCGCAATCGCCAGCTCTTCATCCTTCATGTTCTGAAGAATGATGCGGCGGCGGCGATAGGCAGGATCTGCCAGGTTCTGTGGATCTTCATCCGGCAGGCGACGCAGTGTCATCTGCGGGTTTACTTCGTGCTTCGGCTTGACATAGCCGGGTGTAAATTCTGAGGTGGTACCCCCGCGGGAACGGATGACCCTGCCAGAAATAACAGGCGAGACATACAGCGCCATGTTAACCAGACCCGGGATTTGCGACAGGTACACTTTCTCAGTGCTGAAGGGATAGCTTTCCCGGAAGAAGATGCGAAGAAAAAGCGGTTCGAACTTAAATTTCTTCTCATTGACCGCCAGCAACTGGGCAGTGGTATACATTGACATAGATTTTTCCCGTAAAAAAAAGCCGCGCTGGCGGCCTTTATGGATGAAAGAAACTGATACGAAGTGACTTAAACGATGCTGATGCCCGTGCCGGTGAAAGCATTGCGCTTAATGTGGTCGTCGGTGACGGCAGAAGGCCAGAGCACATCTTCAATGCGGAATGAGCCGGATTTATAAAATGCCAGCTCCGCGCTGCTCTGATCTGCAGTAACAGCCAGAATGCCGCATGCTGCACCTGCATGCTCGCCGTCCCAGATGGTCAGTTTGCCGGACGTAGCATCGAGCATGAGCGGGGTCATTGCCGGGGTTGATGCCGTCAGCTCGCCCGGTGCATACGCGGTGTGTGCCGGATCGCTGTTACCGAGCGGCTGGTGATGAGTAAATACTTCGGTGATTGCCATGTTAGCCTCTTAAACGGGGGTGTTTAACAAATCGTCGCCGGCTTCAGCAGAGGCATTCCCTGTTGAAAGCGCGCCTGGTGCGGTTTCCATCAGACGATCCAGCGCCGTATCGGTACGCGCCTGGGCGCTTTGCGGTGCCGCGGCCAGAATGCGCTGCGCACTCTCGACCGTCATGCCCGGCGTTTCGGCCAGCGCACGGGCCTGTGATTCGCGACCTTTTGCCTCTTCACAGTTCAGAATACCCATGATGCGACCATTCTCGGCGGCTACGGCTGCCGATACCTGAGCGCTGAGGTCTGCCGGGGCCGTCAAGGCAGCGGTTGTTGTGTCAATGGTAGTGACCTGCTCAGCCGGTGCAGTAGTCTGTGTAGCTGCCTGGTTAGCTGGCTGATTGGTCGCTGCAGATGCAGAAGGTGATGGCATAGTTCCTCCAGTGGTTGTTTTTTTGCGTCTGTCGAGTGCTTCACGCATCACGCCGAGCGCATCGGTATTGTTAACAAGTTCATCCGCCAGACCTTTATCCACGGACTCTTGGCCGGAGAAGACAGCCGCCTCGGTGTCCAGTACGGACTGCACAGACATGCTGGTATAAGCGGAAACCTTTTCGGCAAACATCTGACGCGTGGCGTCTATTCGCGTCTGAAAGTCAGCGCGAACGTCCTTTGGTAGTTTTTCGTAGGGATTGCCGTCGATTTTATGATCGCCGCTGTAAATCAGCGTGACCTCGACGCCCTGCGTTTTCAGGGCGGCTCCGTAATTGCTGTGCGCCATCATCACGCCGATTGAGCCCGTCCGCGCGGTCTGAGTAACCAGCCGGCGGGAAGCGGCACTGGCGATAAGCTGCCCGGCGCTGCAGTTCATATCGTTTGCCAGCGCCCAGATGGGTTTGATATCGCGCATACGCGCAATAATATCGGCGCAGTCAAATGCGCCAGACACCATCCCGCCGGGCGTATCCATATCGAGAAGAATGCCGTCTACACCGGGATCACTCATGGCCTGCTGCAGGCGGGCAATAATGCCGTTGTATCCCGTCATGCCGGAATAAGGCTGCAGCGAACGGGTTTTACTCACCAGCGTGCCGGAAACCGGCAGCACCGCGATGCCGTTCGTTATCTGGTAACTGCGCGACGGCCGGGGACCCATTTCCTCGTCATCGCCAAAGAGCGCCAGCGGTTCGGCAATCTGCTCAGCACCAAGCGTTGCGCCCGACACCGTATCGGTAAGTCGGGTAATGCCCAACTGGCCCGCCAGCGCGCAAAAGAAAACCCGCGCGTAGGCGGGTTCAAGCATCAGCGGCTCATTAAAGGCCATGCTGGCAATATGCGGGAGATTACGCAGCTCTGGCGTCATCTTTCTCCTCCTCATTTGATTTTTTCAGGCCGGATTCAAAGGCGACTGCCGCCCATGCCGGAGGTGTAAGGCCCGCAGCCCGGCGTTCGATTGTTTCTCTCACCTGCTGGGCAAATATCTCCTGGTAGTCTTCACCCCGTTTAGCGCACTCTTTCTCATAGGTGCTGAGCCCCGCTTCAATCAGCATGGCGGCTTCCTGCACTTCTTTCAGTCCGTCAATTGCCATTCGTCCTGAGCCAATCCAGTCGCAGTTACCCCAGGCACTTCTCGCCTCCTGGAAACTGAAGCGAGCTTTAGAAGGCAGAGTGACCACACGACGGACGACGGCCTCCTCCAGCCAGCAAAGAAACATCTGGCTGGCCTGGCGGGATGCGACAAACTTGCGACGCCCCATGAAATAGGCCCAGGACTCGTTGGCGCTGGCGCGTGCGGTGGAGTAACTCATCTGCGAATAGTTGCGCGAAAGCTGCTCGTATGACACCCCCAGTCCGGCGGCGATATAACGCAGCAGTGACTGCTCAAAGGTTGAATAACCGTTGTCCGTGTCCTGTGCTGACTGAAGATTCAGTGAATCACCAGGCATCAGATGCGGGACTTTAGCACCACCGAGTCGAACCGGCGCTGCGGTGTAATACGATGCCATTTCACCCAGCCAGCCTGTCATTTTGCTTTGCTGGTCTTTACTGTCAGAGCCGAGAATAAAATCCATCGCCGTCTGCGTGTCCAGCTCACTTTCGATTGTGGCCGCATACATCGCTTTCACGATCGCACTCTGCAGCTGCGTATTTTGCAGGGTATCGAGCATTTTCATCTGCTCCATCACGCTGTAAAACACGTTGGCACCTCGGGTTTGTCCGTCTTCAAGCGGCTCGAATACGTGGATAAAAGATGGTCTGCCCCCGGGCAGCTCACGGGGGATATACGTCCACTTCTGCGCCATCCAGCCCGGATACCCGTCCTCGCTCACCCAGTAACCCAGCGCTGCACCAGTATCGTTTATGCTGACACCGGCACGGCAGTTGCGAGTGTCTCCCATGTTATTCGGGTTACTGACACGCTTCGGGCTGACCATTTTGAATTGCGTGCGAAAAAGGCGGGTGGCACTGCTGTCCCAGGTGGCCTGAGCACACAACTCACCGTTGAAAGCATGCATTGCAACACCTTCACGGATCATCATGGTGAACGTGCGTTTGCGTTCGGCATCAATGCAGCAGCAGTCGTCTTCAGCAAATTCCTTCCATGCCGCCTCGACTTCCCGGGAGAATGCCCGGGCCTCCTCTTCACTAATACCGAGGAAGCGCCAGCTTGGGCGATGGCTTAGCCGGAAAAATGACCCGACAATATGATCCTGGTGAAGCTGGATGGCATTGGCTGCATAGCCATTATTCCTGACCAGATCATCAGCCCTGGCATTACCGCGAGAAAAATTGGGAAGAAGTGCGGCATCGGCACTTTCACTCGGTGGATTCCATGCCCGTAACTGGCCCCCAAATCCTCCCCCACCGCCGTGATAACCGGCATAGTCCCGCAGGGATGTTTTACCGTCCGGCCCCACTAAAGCTGGTAATTTCATACGTAAAACCCTGCCGGTCCCCGGCGCCGTGAAGTGGAACCAACCTGAGATTCAAGGTCAGCAATGTATTTTTTGAGGTCAGAGACAGAAGTGGCGGTAAACTCCACTTTGCGACCATCTTTCTGTACCGTCGCAACCCGCTTACCCATCATGAGGTCATGTAACGCAGCGCGCGCTGCTTCCAGGTCAGCCTGTGTCGCCATTATTCTTCTCCGGATAATGCCCGGGCGTAATCCGCCAGGGTTTTATTATTTTTACGGCCGCTGTCTTCCTCCAGCAGACCTGCCAGGAGAGCATCGAGATTAAGCTGCCACCGCGAGATGCTGATCCGCAGGGCTGCAAGTGCATATACAAAGCAGTCAAGCGCTTCATTTCGTCGTTTTTTGCTGTCCCATACGATTTTTTTCTTGCCGTCCACCCACTTTTCGACCTGCTCCTCAGCTGTCAGTTGCTGAGCTTCAGCTAAATCATAGATTTCAGGGTTATTCGGGAAATGCACCGCGCCAGCAAGGGGCTCGTCGCCCTCTGGCACCAGTGTGAAACGGTTATAGATTTGTTCTTTTGCCGTATCGGTCCCTACTTCCGTAAGATAAACACCGTTTTTGTTGCGTTTACGTGGCATGCTCGCAACGGGTTTACCGTAGACAGATGCTCCTTTAATAGGTATCAGGCGGAACAAGCCATGCTTTTTCGAGCGGGTATAAACGATGGTCGGGTCGATACCGCCAATATCCCAGCAGATACGTGAAATCGACATTTCCACTCCATTCTGCCGGGTATATGTCCGGTTGATCCCCTCATCCACCCTGAGCAGAGTGGCTTCATCGTCATGACGGCCCATGATAATCAGTCTGTCGATGAGCCAGCTTTCTTCACCTGGCCCCCACCCCCAGACCCGCATTTCATAACGATCAAGCTGTGAGTCGATCCCTGCAGTGAGATAGGCAACCCGTTCCGGAACCGCGGCGCCAAAGTGTTCTTTGCGTTCGGCCATCACGTCAGCATCGGGGCGATCGCCGATTTTCGGCTCCCATGTCTCGCCAAGCGTAGTATTCACGAAAGTCTTACGCTTGCCGGTATCCCCTTTTGTTTTGATCCAGTCTTTGACGATTTGTACCCAGGTCGTGAAGGGGCTGTAAGCGGTCCAGATATGAAAAGTGACGCTGTCTGGTGGATCAATTTCGGTACCGGATGATGAAAACCAGCACAGACCGTCCCGCGTCCATATACCCGTTTCGTCGCAAATATAACGTGCCTGCGCAAAATCGAGTTCCTGCTGCTTGATCACACAGGCGTTGTGCTCGCAAAGATAGAACACGCTGGCAGGTTCACCCGGCGTCCACTTGAAACCGAACGGCGTCTCTTTATCGCCGAATTTCAGGTACTGCTCTTCCCCACAATGCGGGCAAGGAACGTGGAACCGTAAAAAATGCTGTGACTCTTTAGCAGCACGCTCAATCTGGCAGGTGCCCCTGACTTTTGGTGTGGATCCCCGGATAGACTTGGGCCAGACCGATCCTTCGATACGCTTATCGCCCAGAAATGTCGGGGAGCCCTCTTTCTCGATATCTTCATCGAAGGCAGCCAGTTCGTCATAGCCCGCCACATCGACGGATTTCTCACGATAGTTTTTTGCGGCCTTCCCCCCCAGACACCAGAACCCACGCCCGTTTGAAAATCGCTTCATACTGAGGGTGTTGTCCCGGTGTTTTTTGCCATACCAGGGAGCCAGCGCCAGCAAGGTGGGAATATCACGGATTGTCGGTTCGACATGCGACTTCATAAAGTTTTCGGCATCGCCGTCAGTTGGCAACCAGATAAGGGAGTTTCGCTGCTTATGCTGGATGAAATACGCATAAACCCCGAGCAGCATTTTTGAATAACCAACACGGGCAGACTTCACGACGTTCACTTCACGGATATAGTCATTGCCCATCGCATTCATGATCGCACGCTGAAATGGCAGTGTTTCCCAGCGTCCCTCCTGGTAAGCAGACTCTTTCGGAAGATAATAATTATCGTCTGCCCACTCAACGGCTGTCTGCGGCTCGGGACGGAAGAGCGATCGGAGCCCCGCACTCACAGAGTGCTGTACCCCCTTAGCCTGGCTGTTCGATATATTCACTCAGCAACCCCGGTATCATTTCATCCAGCGCAGCTGCTTTGTTCATGGCCTTAATGATGTCCTTCTTAAGGAAATCAATATGTCGGTTTTCCAGCTCCGGGAAGCGCCGCTGAACCGACAGAGGCACTCCATCGAGAATACTGGCAATTTCTCCGGCTATCCGCGACAGCACGAACGTGCAGAATGCGGTCTCCACCACCTCAGCGGACTCTTTGGCATTTTTAAGTTCCTGAGCGTCAGCCTGTGCTCGGGTGAGACGGTGTCGCTCATATTCAATGGTGCCGGGTTGAAGATCGGACTCGGAAGCAATGCGCAGATCCTCAACCTCTTTTCGTAATTTTTCATTTTCTATTGCAGCATCCCGCGCTGAATACCATTCGATAACGGCGGCGGAATCATACAGAACCTCGTTTCCCTTCCCGCCTCCACGCGCTACCGGCATCCCCTGGTCCTGCCAGTTCTGGATCGTGCGAACGCTGACACCGAAAATCTCGGATAGATGTTTTTTGTTAACCTCCATTGCTCACTCCTGGCATAAAACAGAGAAAGGAAACGACAAACGCCAAATCACCGTTTTTCAGGCTTCACAATTTCTTTTCTTTTGAAGGGGTATTTTTAGTAAAAACAGCCAGATAACAAGAAGAAGAACGGAAACGACAAAAACCCGAAAATTTTCATAAATAGCGAGAATCTGCGAGGACGCCGCCCCGTAACAGGCCGATATGCCGGAAAGGACCCATGAATGATATTAATTATCATTTGCAATATTGGCAGGCTCACGATTGGATGTCTCTTTATGAAGCGCGTACGAGGCACATAAAAAGCCCCGCATAAGCGAGGCTGTATTTCAAGGAATGTCTGAGGCTATTCGTCTTTTTTGATAACAACTTCCTGCGGTCTCATCTGCTGGATAGCACGACAAATGCAGTATGGAATTACCGCCCATGCAAGCCCCATTGCTGCCCCAGCCGCCTGCTGAGGCGCGCTGACAGCGCCAAACACGCTGACAATACCCTCTATAAAACCAATTACCCCGAATACGAGACAAATTGCCCAAAGGAATTTCATTAACCTAACTCCATTCAAAAAAGAGCTATTAGGATAAATCTGCAAACCATTTAGTAAAGCATTATCGCCCTCTAAGAGTGCATGCCTACCGATAAACGCAGTTTATCCCCTAATGGCTTATCTGCGTTTTATCCCCTATTGCCATTGCGATGGGTCTGCCCATGGTGATGGCACCTGACGAAATTCTTAATATCCCACGCTTACGCTTGTTGTTATCAGGTAGATTGCCAGGCTGTACAGGACCCTGATGCGGAGAATGCCAACTCCGGGGAAAAACCAATAAAAAGAGCACCTGAACTGAGACTCCTGTGGTCCTTCTTGTGAGGGCTTTTTTTTCAAAAACTCTAGCATTTCCCTCCTCGCTTATGGTGGCAATATCATTTTCATATCCACATACGAAGATGCTCACATGCGCGATTTTGTTTTGGATTGGTAATCAATACTAAATAAATATGAAATGTTTCACTTAAGTTAATTTAATGTTTCGTTTCCTTGCCCATATGTACTTAATAAGCCATGATTTCTTTGGGAAATAAATACAACACGGGAGTATCAAGTTGCCGGGGATGATGATGTCGCATCTTCCGGTTTTTTTCCTCGTTAAACTCTCATAATCATTATCAAGCCCACCAGCAGATGAGCTTTGTAATGGTTACTTAGTCGTCGAGTTGCAGCACACCATGCTCAAGTGAATCGGAGTACGCAATCAGTCCGGTATATTCAGGGGTAATCTCGCCATCATCCGCTTCAAACTCAGGGATTGTCACAGTGGTGATGGTGTATTGTGGCTGGCCGTCTTCTTTGGCGAAGATTGCCAGGTCCTCAATCTGTTTTGCTGTAAGAACTACTGTCATGCTTATTCCTCGGTGATTAAAAAGCCTCTCGATTTTGAGGCTAAGAATTTTCTATGCTTACAGTCCAGAGGAGACGGTGTCTGGGTCTCAGGGTTAAGACTTTAATAAAGCATATGACCCTATATCAGGACGTTTGCTTTTATGTATTAAGAATCATCCTGGTGTTACCGCTTCCGCTTGTTAAATCAGAACCACGTACCATATTTATAACTCCCTGCAAGGCTCCTACCTACACCAGGGAATCCCATGGAACTATCTCATGACCCGCATGAGCACACTCAGAAACATCCGTCCATAGCATGTGTTGCCCTCTCTCCAGGGGGCTTTTTTTTGCCAAAAAAAGACCAGCTCGGACAGAACTGGTCAGGGTCATGCAGCAATGTAGATAGCTTTTGCACAAAGTTCGACGTTATACCTGTTCCTTCAGTCTTCCCCTCAAACCCCGGGTGCCTCCCGGTGAACTTACTCCAGCAAGTAAATTCGCATTCGTCCAGCATTTACTGGTTGCCCCACCGCTTAGGGGGATTGGCTCAAATGGCAAAGATGTCGAATCACTCGTGCAATTTGAATGTAGTTGATGGCGAAATTTTTAATGTGAGTTGTATAAAACTTTTTGCTTAGTCAAAACAATAAATACTCAGAAGATATTAGCCCGATCTGGAAAACGCCTGATTTACATTTTTATTTTAATACTTCGGCTTTTTATTGAGTCATGCACTACATTCATATCCTCCTTGTACTGTTGACCCTATTGGTCTCCCTTCCGAACTGTAGGATTTCATTTCGGAAGGGATATTTTTTCAAGGCAAGCAAGGCCACCAGCAGATCAGGTTTGCCCGGTATTCACTTCACAGCTTTATACCATGCCTGCCAGCGGTACTTATCGAGGCGCAACTGACGTAGGCATTCAGCAGTCTCGATATCGGCCTGAAGGTCTTCGTCGCTATTAGTCCCGGCATCACTTCCCTTGCAGGGTTCCTGCATCAAATCCGCTGATGGAGTTGGCAGCGTCGATAGCCTCTCGGCGCAGCCGGACAGACTCATCATCAAAATCACAAACGGTACGATTTGGATCCTGGACATATTTCACCACGTCACGGGTTATGGTTCGGTAGATTACCCGGCCTTCGTCTCTGGCCTGAGCGGCCTTCAGTTCGACAGGCTGAATAGCCTTTTCTGCTTTGGCCCGCTTATCAGCAGCCAGCACGTTGATATGGTCGGCATGGGCGTACCAGCCATTCCGGTAACGTAGCTCGCCATAGCCACCTGCCAGCAGAACGGCTGCGAGAGTAATCAGCAGAATCGTTCGAAGGCTAAAGGTCATGTTTGCTCTCCGCCAGGCACATGCTGCGCTCCATCTCTCGCCGATTCTGGAGGCCTTTCCATTTCATGCCACCAGCGTAAACCCAACGTCGCATTTCTTCGCACGCCCCGTCGTGATCACCTTTGTTCAGTTTGCGCAGCAGCGTGGATTTCGAGAACGCGTCAGAACCAACGTTAAAGACAAAGCTGTAAAGCGCGGCGCGTTGATACTCGCCCAGCGGCACCCTGACCAGATTGTCTACCGTACGCTTTGCTGGCTGGAGGTCTTTCCAGAGCATCTGGTCACACTCGCGATCGGTATACTTCTTCCCTCTCACGATATCCCGGCCCGTATGGCCGTCGCAGACAGTCCAGACTCCGGCAACGTCTTTATAGGCTTCGTACTTCCGCCCTTCTACGCCATCCTTCCCACCGAGGAACAGCGAGGCAATCAGCATTGCACCGCCACCCGCTGCGGCGATCAGTTTATTGCGAAGGCTGCTGGACATTGGCATATCAGTCTTCTCCAACTTTCACCGCCGGGCCGTATTTCTCCAGCGCCTTTACCTGCGCATTAGCGACCTTGCGTTTGAAATACCAGTTAATGAGTCCTGTAACGATTATCCCGGCAATACCCGCCAGTACGCCGATGGCGCTCCATTCGTCAGGACTCAGTTTTGTGAGGACGCCGTTCAGGATGGTTCCTCCTGAGGTGCCAAGGGCGACTCCGGTGACAAGTTTGCTCATACGGGACATTTCTCTCACCTCGCTGTTCGCGGGTGTTATGTGTGAAGAATCAGGCTCGCCGGATGAATTAACGACAAGACGAGTGATGGGGGGTTCCGGGAGCCTGAAATAGAAAAGGCCGCCAATCGGCAGCCTTGAGAATAGATATTTCTTGATGAGATGTAGATTGTGGTGCCGGGTGCCTCCCGGTGACTCTGTGCCAGACCACAGAACCGCGTTACTCACCTGCCTGTCTGGACGCCCCACCGCATAGGGGGATTCACCACAGGTACAGCCTAATCGCTTAACGTTAATAAAACTAATCTTTTCTGTTTATAGTCAGGCTCATCGTATGAATTAACGACAATCCGAGTGATGGGGGTTCCGGGAGCCTGAAATAGAAAAGGCCACCAAACGGTGACCTCAGAAAAGGAAAAACCCCGCCGGAGCGAGGTTTTAGAATTTGTTTGATAAGGGCTTTTCGACGCTGCCATCGTGGCGCAGCTCTGCCAAGCATGAATGGATTATTCATTTTTCTGGCCCGTTTTCAACTCCCTTTTAAAAATATTTAACAGACCTCTCACTTTTATCCGGTCTCTATTTGGCGGCGCACGGCCAGAAACACCTTCGCCTGGAATATCTCAAGGCACCAGCGCACGCGCTTCCGCGCCTCTCCGGTGGTCAGCCAGGGAGCCACCAGCTGCAACTCTCTGGAGATATCGGATATCTTTTTGCGGGTAGTGTAAAACTGCAGACCGACCTGATAAACAGGGTCCTCAGCATTGAAGGTTTTCAGCATGACCTGTTCGATAAAGTCAGCATCGTCACGGCGCTCGCTCTGCTCGATTAGTTCAGAAAGTGTTACCGGCCAAAGAATGGCGCGGGCGCGCAAAGCCGCCTGAACGCCACGGAATCCCTCTTCCCTTGCCTGCCCCAGCGCTTCTGTGATGCGCAACAACTGAGCATCCGACCACTCCGATTGTTTCACCTCAGACCAGAACTGGCTGCAGTTCTCCAGGCGATATTGCGCCCGGGTTTTACCGCCTACACACTCCCCCCAGACGGTCAGTAGAGACTTTATCCAGCCAGACTGGACGCTCTTTAAGGGCGTGAACTTTCCGAGGTAACTTTTTCTCGGTGCAGCTGCTGCTTTACCCAGACCTTCGATATGCATGCGGCGTTGACGTGGTGTCATCCTGAACTGCTCCTTAAGCCAGAACGCCGAGCGCAAAGGCCCGGTCCAGCAATCTGATTATCATTGCCGGCTGAGCACCATGGTTGCGCTCAAATTTAACCGGGTCGTTGTGTAGTTCGGTGTGGTGCTGTCGGCACAGAGGGATCACAAGGAAATCGTGCGCCTTCGTTCCCATGCCACCCTGCCCCCAGCCAATCAGGTGATGAGCATCATCCGACGGCTTGCCGCAGCACTCGCAGGGTTGTTTCTTAACCCATGCCAGAAATTTGGGGTTATCCCAGCGGTCCCGCTTTGGCCTCTTCATCAGGGTCTTCGGGGATTCGGGATCTACCTGCAGGGCAACGACAGGCTTAATCGCTGGTGCTGGTGGAGGTAGCACGCGGGCTTTGTCGGCAATAATGCTGGTGGCCGGTACCGCCGGTACGATCTCGCTCTCGCGGTAAGTCTCTTTCGCTGCTGGCAGACGCAAAGCCTCGCGGGCGACTGTCTCTGGTAACGCATCAGCAACCCCGGCACGCACAGCCCACCAGCACAGTTCAGCCAGAGAAATTTCGCGAGACCGGTCGAGCGCCAGCGCAACCCGGGCGGTATCCAGTACCCAGTCGATGACGTTCTTGCGCGCCAGTTCCGCCAGACGCTCGGTGTGCTGCCCGCGCAGCTGGTTGTCGCAGTGGCCGCAAAGGCGGATTGCGCCGGGATCGTGCCGCATCGTGGTCAATTCGTGATAGTGGTAATCGCTGTGCGGGTACTGGCAGCTATCACCATGGCGTAGCAACCAGTATTCCAGGCCACTCAGCCCACCAGCAGCCGAGATCACCTTTTCGTGAAGGAAGAACGGGCGCAGGGCCGGGTTAACCGCCAGCGGCTGACGAGCGTCGGGTACGCGGCCCGTAGCGAAGCTTGCCATGCTGGCGGGCTGACTCTCCACCAGCACACGACCGCCACTAAACATGCTCATCAGCTCGCTGCCGGGTTTTAAAAGCACAACGCCCAGCTCCCGGGCGATAACCGGTTTCAGTAAGGCGCGCATCAGGCGATCTCCCCGATGATGATCTGCCCTTCTTCACCCCAGATCTTTGTCACGCGAGAATCCCAGATATGGGAGTCATCAGCATAGATGGCATCCATCAACGCTTTTTCCAGATTGTCTTTGTCTGGTTTCTGCTGGTGGGGTTTGCCCGCCATTGCTTGGCGCTTCTTCTTGCTCCAGCTGGGTGGCATCGGGAGGATAAACGTAACATGAGCGCCAGCTTCCGGCAGTTCGACACCCAGTAGCCGAACGTGATCGCAGAACGTGCGATACCGAAGAACCTCCGGGCGCTTTTTCCACTTATCGGCGCGAGTTTGTCGAGGCTTCGCAACAGGAGTAATGTCGTATGTCTTCACATTCACCTCCAGATCGGCTGCTGGAAGGTCTTATCCTGCCGCGGGGTTTTATTGGTCTCCGGCAGATAAGCAGTGAGCGTCCAGTGGATAAGATCGACATCCAGGCTTCGCACAGTGCGCACGTCATTGGCGCGATAGCGGGCCTCGAGTTCGTCCACTTCTTTCGAGGTGAGTTGCGTGTGAATGAAGTTAGTTTTCTTCATGCCGCCACCTGGTAGCGCGCAGGCAAAAAGAAATCGCTGGCCCCGGAAGAGGTCAGTTGAAGTGTTTGCTTAAGTGTCTGTTTGATTGGTTTTTGCGCCATGGTCTCTCTCCAGTGGCGCAGCAGGTATAGGTTGTTCAGGCCTATGACGGGAGTGTAACAGAATTCTGCGAAACGCGATAACCAGCCCGCTCCAGCATCAGCGTGAAGAGTGTCGGCGTTCCTACAATTTCATCAGGCTGGAGCGGCATAAACGATACTTCGTCACCACGTCTGTACATTAACGCTCGCTCGCATTCCGGAAATGTGTGCAGTCGTGCAACGATAACCCCATCGTGACATCTGATGACCGCATAGCCCTTTTTTGGTAATTCTTCTGTTTCTTTCACCGCACCCCTCCACCCGGGAAACTAATTGCATGCTGTATTAATAAAACCAGTCGTCTGCGCTTTCCCAGGTCTGCTGAAGGATTTCTTCAACCGTCTTTTTAACCTCTTTCTCACCACCATAAACACTTAACCCATCCGAGCCTGCGCGACGTATCACCAGACTGCAATCATCGAACTGGTTCTGGAGTCGTTTTAATAGTTCTTTTTCCAGCGCCGGAACCGCGCCCTTAGGAAGTTCTTTAGTACGATCAATGGTTAACTCAACTTTCATAATTGCCTCCGCTGCATCAACTGTATATTCATACAGTATACCTATAGACCGTTTTGATCAATGCCTGAGGCGCACAAAATGGCAATACGAATCATAAAAATGGCCACTGAGACCGCTTTGATGAAGTACCGTATTAGGTTCAATAACGCATGTTAATACAATCGAAAGCACATATATGACAGGTTGCTCTCAATGAACGACGGTGGTTCGGCTTTGCATAAGTGCCGCCTATGTAGTTTTTCGCTACTTATTAAGTATGAATAGCTCAAATGATTTTGCAGTTAATAAAAAACCCGCCTTAGCGGGTTTTATGATACTTACCAGAGCGATACACATGTTAATTCTATTGTGATGATTACACACTTACGGACATGCGCACCGGAAGAGCAGAATGAATCCAGTTGTTACTGTTCAAGGCTCGGACACCATCAGAATAAATTTGTGTGTTTCCGTCTAAAGATCTCAATGTCACAATGATTGTTACTGGTAAGGGTTCACGCAAAGGGGGTTCATTTGCTCGTAAGGTTGCTTTCGCTTGTATAGCCCAGTTACCAGATGCGATACCGCGGGAAAATTTTTTCCTATGGATTTTAACAGGAGACCACTTACCACCATGTTCAATCTGTGCACTTTCATACCCTGACTGCCCTGTTTCTCCTTCCATAGGAACTTTTCCTTTCATCGAGTTATTCTCAATCAAACCAAAGCTCAACTCAACATTAGCTCTCACGTATTCACTGCCCGCATTTGGATCTAATGGTGGGGCATATGCAGCAGTAATAATTATTTCACCTTTGAATTTACCATTATCAATAAGAGAAGATGGTATAGGATAGTTTTCTTTTCTCCATCTCATACCTGGAACTAAGAATGTTTGGAATACAAGAGTAAAACGTTCATCCGAATCATGAAGCGTCTCGATAATTTCCTCTGGTAAGCCAGCCCCATAATAACGTCTTTCATTGGTTGAATAGTCGGGTGATGACAACTGTGCTGAATGAATAAGTAAAGCTTTTACTAAGGAGGGAGAGACGTTAAATTCTGGATTAGCAGCAATCTTTTGCCAAGTGTGGGCAGCCAGACTTGAAACAATAGGTGCAGAGAAACTTGTTCCGAAACTTGAGCTTAAGCGATTATCTGGACCAACCACCTTTAAGCTGCTAACTCCAGCGGCCCAAGGCGCATGTACCCCTCCGCCAGCATGGACAATATCTGGTTTTGGTGTAAATATTGGCCCCGGCCCTCTTCTTGAATAAGGTGTTGGACTACCTGCTGAGCTAAGTGCTCCAGTGGCATCCAGATGAGAGACTGCACCAACCGTTAATGCTCTAACTGACTCACCAGGTGAAGAAATTAAATCTGCATCATTCAAATTACTAGGATTAGGCCAAGTGCGTCTAGGATGTGACAAATAATTACCCGCTGCAAGGACAAATAATATACCAAATTGGTCACTTAACTTATCTAAAGTCATTGCAAATTCACTAAACACATTAGGATCGCACGGACCTCCGCCAAGTGACAGATTCCAAATTTTAATATCAGGCCTTTTTGCAACAGCATCAGTTAACCGTATAATCAAATCGGAGGTATACGAGCCATTCTCCTCTAAACCGCATACGTCATGAACTCTAGACCTTGTATTTGGTATCCATGAGTGTCCGTTATTAAGGTAATTAGCTCCCGAAACTAAAGAAGACACCATGGTTCCATGTTCATAGCGAGTATCAGGAGGGACAACATATGTTTCATGACTAGTAACCCATGGAGCAATTGTAACTGCGACGGGGCTTACTCCAGTATCAAATACAGCAACAATGGGCAATTCAGGATTAGGCGATAAATAATCGGATACAACTGTTCCATCAACACTCCCTGCACTTACAGGAAACGCGCTATATTTAGGCTCAGGTATTAATGTTCTTACGCCAGGGTGGTCTATGAGCTCTTGAAGTATAGGATGGTCAAAGTCAGATAGATTGAATAATCTTAACAATGGCAACCCGCGCCTTTGTCTTATGGCAGAAAACTCAATTTCATTTTCTTCCAAAATACTCAGTATACTTTCGTAATTGCTATCTGTTGCATCCTCACCTGAATATTGGAACAGCCTTACTAAAATATTTTCAGCATTAAACAGATCTTCTTTACCGCAGGGTAGTTTACGAGATTCATCCCAAGGTTCAATTCTTTCAATTGCGCTAAGATTAGCAATAATCTGTTTAATATCTCGATGAAGTATTACGGATTCCAGTACATCGAAGCTTCCTGCATGTGCTGCAACAAGCATTTCGTCTATTTTAGCATGACCAGCATTTTGTAAGCCGGCTTCACGAGCCAGCTTATTTGGTCTATGAGACTTTGCGATGCCTTGCTCTCTTAATTTAAAAACAATTGTTCCCATACTACCGGGGAAGTTAGATAATTTTGCTTGCAGATACTGTTTTGTTGAAGAAAGGTTACTAACTAACCCCTGTCTATACGCAGGGGTTACACTGACCAACTCCTTAGCACCTCCACCAGTAACATCAATTGTTCCAAGATCAGCCCTAGAGAATGGTATTCTTAATATAGGATTTTCAACTTTAGCGTTGTTAGACTGAGAACCCCTTCTGCTCATATGGTATCGACTCCTTGATAAGGTTACTTATGGCCCTTGTCGAGATACCATACAACTCAGCAAGAACCCTTATTGAGAATGCTTTATGATCTTTAGAACGTAGCCAGCGAATTTCATCTTCGTAGGTGCTTAAAGTTACACTTTCAAGAAGAGCTTGCGCAAGATATAAACGCCTATAAAGTTTAGGGGTGCTCACAAATTTATCGCCATTTATTACTGCATCTCTTCGGGCATCTAAACAGACTTGCTCAATGACAGCACCAGAAAGGCCATCAGATTTTTTAGAAAGTTCTATCAGGTCTATATCATCAGAATACATAGTCTTAAGCCTGTTTTTCCATATCAGTTCGCGTTGACCTTGATCAGGAAGCGGCATTGGGATTCTGAAGCTAAAGCGCCTCCAAACAGCTGGGTCCAAGAGTTGTTCATGATTTGTTGACGCAATGACTATTAAATCATCTGTTGATGCGTCTATGTTCTGAAGTAGAGAGATCACAACTCTTTGTAACTCACCAATGTCACGCTCATTGCCTCTAGCGCCAGCCAAAGCGTCAAATTCATCGAGAAATAGTACGCAAGGATATTGCGAGGCATAATCGAAAACTTGTCTTAAGTTCTTACTTGTCTGCCCTAATAAACTACTCATAAGGGTGTCGCAGCGTACTGTCAAAAGAGGAATTTCTAACCTTGAAGCTATGAAATTTGCAAGCATAGTTTTGCCTGTTCCCGGTACTCCATACACTAAAAGCCGATTAGGTAACGCTGCTTCAGCCTTAACGAACTCATCAAATCGCTGAACATTTGTAATGAATTCTTCGACACGAGTATTTATGCCGGATGGCAGAAATAGTTCAGATTTATTTATCCTTGGATAGCTAATATCAACTGTGTTTAGTCTGCTATCTATGTCCACAGGTAATGAAGACATTGACGCCCCTCCACCGGCCTTCTGAGCACCAATCAATGCTTGAGGTGCCCTCATTAGCCGCTCTCTAATCATCTTAGCTTGCTTAAGCTCACCTGCTTGCTCAAGCTTATCAGCCAATAACCCTGCGTAATTATTAGCCATTGAGGCATTTGCTTTAGTAGCCCCTTCAATGATTTTCAGTACTTCCGATAAAAAATCCATAAGTCCTCAGATGACACAAAAAGCCATGAAACGATTTTAGCGTAAATCGTAACGCATAATGGGATTATTGATACGAATTTATGGTTAAAAAAAACAGAAAACCTAACCTGAAAGCGAAAATAGCACAATTTGAAATCACCTCTCCTACCATGTTTTTTCACCAGCTCAATAATCAGGCGATGAAAAGGTGCGCTCGCTATGCGTTTTTGGTCTCGGCATCAGTTAAGCCCTCCCCGCCTGGCGCAGACACTCTTTACGCCGTTTGGCAATCCGGGCAACTTCGACAGCACTGCAGGCGATCCCGAACATGTCCGAATACACCGCTGCGGCGCGACGCCACAGCCCCTTTTCTTCAAGCGCCTTCACTTTCTGTTCAGCGGCCCGCATCTTCACCGGGTCGCTTTTCTCCTCCATGCACGGAAGGATCACATCCGGAATATCGGCGTGCGGTACCGCCGTATAGGTGTACTGGACGCTGTTACGGGATCGGGTTATCACCCCATCGTCGCTCAGCTCGCGCAGCAGCTTGCCTGCTGTAGCGCCTGACATATCCAGCGCTTCGGAAACGTCGCCGACGGCGCAGTTCGGCTGGTAGCGCACAAAAATCGCCACCTGGTCTTTCTGGGTTAATGGTTTGGTCATTGGTCATCACTCGATTTAGTTGGTTAAACCAGCCGCTTTGCGGCGTTTGTACTCTTCCATCAGCAACTGTGCCGGCGTTGGCCCTGCCGGGTGCTGCGGTGCTGCAAGCTGGCGGCGAATCGGCGGTACCGAAAGGCCGTTACTGACGTGCTTGCTCCATTTCGTTAACAGCTTTTCTGCCAGTTTTTTAAGCTCTCCCTCTGTCATCTGGCGCTCCACGCCCGTTCTGCGCATCTCAATGCAGATGTGGTATAGCACCGGCTGCGGCCACGGGTATTTGTCGCTTCCTGAATACCGATAGGACTCGTTGCGCCAGCGGCGATACTCACCCATGACACTGTCGGACGTCAGGCCGAAGGCGTTCGCTCCACTTTCCGAAACGAGCGACACGAACTCAGCGAAATCTGGTGGCCAGGTGTTCCCACCCGCGCAGCGCTCCATGCACTGCTGGCAGACCAGACTGATTTGCTGTTCAGTCATCGAACCGATCTGGGCTATCCAGAGCGGCGAAGGTTCCGCCCCATTCTTCTGCGTCCACCGGTTCGAGAATACTTCCCCCATGACCTGCCACAGGCGCCATGCCGTTTCCGTTGCCATCAAGTCCATTGCGACGTCTCCACTCTGCGTGTGCTGACTGAATCTGCTGAACAGCTTTGGATGCTGTAGGCTCTCCCCGTACTCCTGCATTGGCCTTACCTCCGGTTTCCGGTTGTTTTTTCGATCTCACCAGCAAGATGTGCCGGGCGAATTTTTGTTCCCACTGGACCTGGGTGAACACCTTCCCTTCGGATTCCCAGTACGACGCGAACTCTGCGAGTTCCGTAGCGAGGTAATCAGGTTCTGGCAAAGCTACCCCCCACATAGCCGCACGCTGGCGGAAATCTCTGGATGGTAGCCACACGCTGGTCATGGTGAACTTCCCGATCGGCTCGTCCAGGCCCTCAAGGTATCGGGCTGCGGTGGGTTCAACAGAGGGCCGTCCCACTTCCGAATTTTCTTGCGCTCCCTCGTTAAGAGAGGGGTTTAGATCTTCTCTTCTCTTCTCTTCTCTGGTCCGCTTTTTGTCCGCATCGCCTGCGGACATCTTGCGGACATTTCGTTTCCTGTCGGCCTCCTGTGCCCGCCGCTTTGCGGACTGTCCATTGTGTTCAGAAAATCTTGGCATACAGAGGCTTACGTCCGATTCTTCAAGCCAGCCAACATTGATCAGAGCCTGCGCAAAGCCTACAAAGCCGATCATGTCGTTCAGCGTTTTGGAGGAGTAACCTTCAAGCTCTCCATCAACTGAGTGGGCATCAAACAGACACCATGTAGCATGCAGTGCGCCAACTACGCGCAATCTGTCCGCATCCAAAGCGGACGCAATGCGGACGACTTTCGGGTGTGTGTGCAGATCTGCACGCATCTTGATCCAGTCTCCAGCCATTACAACTCTCCTGCCGTGGATGATTCATTGGTCATTGGTCAAAACTCGATTACGTAAAAAGTGGTGCAAGTGCCTGGAGGTGAGCTATCACCACACCGGCCAGTTCTCCCGGTAGGAGAGCTGCGTTGGCAAGAAGGTTTTCAAACCCCTCCTTCGCCTGCTTCTTAGTCGGCAGTCCCAGCAACTTCGCCTGGTGGTGCTCGCCGCACTCTTTAATTGCGTCGGCCACCAGCTCGATATCAGTTTTGCCCTGACGGAGACCATGTTTTCTGGCGATCTCAATCGGCATTGCTACGCTGATCGCATTCGCGAGTTGCATGACGTAAGCCGTGTACTTGCTGGAATTGGTTTCGTTTTTCAGGTAGCGATAAAGGTTCTGTTTGTTCACAGTGATCCCACGTCCACCCTCTTTTGCCCACTGCTCGGCCACCAGCTGCGTAACAATGTCCTGCGCCTGGCCGGGCAGAGTAAGCTCCCATTCACGAACGGCTGTCAGAATCGCGCGATGGCGTGTTGGGTCCCGGCGACGATGCTCAATCTGATTTCGGGTTTTCAGCGGAGCGGTGTTCTGCCGGTTAAGATGTTCAAACGTTACTGATTGCATGATTAACCTTCCTGATTTATGGGGAGATCGGTTGGAAACACACTGTCCAGAGAGCACACCGCTCCTAAGGCATTAAGTGTCTCAACGATGGTCCTGCATTCAGACAGTCCTGGTTCTCGAAGACCGGCTTCGTAGTTAGATAATCGCGAGCGGCCCCAACCAAGAGCCTCGGCTAGCTGCGATTGCGACAATCCCAATTTCTGACGCTCAATGGCAATGTTGTTCACGGTTTACTCCTAAACAGATTTTATGCGTCATATTAGACACGTTTTGTGTCTACCGTCAACCTCAGAATGTGTCAGCTCGTTAGCCACAGAGCGTGGTAATATTTTGGAATGAAATCTATGGCTGAAATTATTGGTGAGAGACTCAGGTCTCTTCGAGAAAGGAAGAAGTTAAGCCAAGCGCAACTATCTAAGTTGTGCGGGTGGTCCACTGCCTCAAGAGTAGGTAACTACGAGGGAGGGCTGAGGAACATTGGTGTCGATGACGCTATTACGCTTGCCAGATACCTTGATACCACTCCTAGTTTTATTCTTTTCGGTGATGAACAAAACAAAGGTCAGGAATTGCCAGAAAAACAACGGCGCCTATTGCTGTTGTTTAATCAGCTCCCCTCAACTGAACAAGATAAAATGATCGATCTCTTCGAAGTGCGACTCAGGGAGATAGACGATTACGTAGCCAAGTATCTACAAGGTAGATATAAACCAGCAGAAGAATAACCCCTTAAACAACCGGCCTTGAGCCGGTTTTTTTTATAGCCCACTTAACATCCTTGCTAAGTCTACTTTTCGCCCGCCCTTATCTGTCACTTTTTGTGTTGACACATAGACACACTTCGTGTCTATAATGATTCCACAAATTCAGTCATCCAGGCAGGACGCCCACGAAGTAGCTGCCGGCGGCATACGAAACACCGGATGAGATGACAAAAGCAATCGCGCAGCAGGCTTTACCGTTCCGTCGGCCAGACGTAAATGGCAATAAGGAGATAACCATGATCGACTATGCACGTAACCCCGTAAAACAGCAGGCCATTCGCCTTAACATCGTTGAAGTCTTGATCCGCAAGTTCTGCTACTTCATGGCGCAGAAAGGCAATCCAGAACTCAACGCATGAGCATGTTCTTCGCCTTAATCATTCCAGTCTGCGCCCTCACTGGGGAATGCTCAGACATCATGCTCGGTCTCTATAAAACCGAAGCGATTTGTGAAGCAGCTGCCGCAGAGCAGCACGTGAAAGGACAGTGTTACCCATACAAATCGGCTGACGACCAACAGCCAGCGTTACATTTTTAATCGAGTTTTGACCAATGGCCTGACTGGCCCAGAAGGGATCCACTATGGAATTTGGAATGAAACGAGTGATGGCATCTGTCCAGGCCGTTGCAGTTCTGGAAAGAATCTACCGCGGAACGCCTGTACCGCTCGCCACACTGAGTAAAGAAATGAAGCTCTTGGTTTCTTATCTGGAGCAAATTTTCAAGCGGTTGCGCAGCGGCAACCTGGTGACCTCGCACAGAGGCCCGGGCGGTGGTTACAGCCTGCGTGAAGGAGATATCTCAGTTTCAGCAGTAATCCGCGCAGTAAGCAAGATCCCGTCGAACACCACGTTCGACCCTGTGCTGGATGCGCTTGATGGCGTACTTGTCTCCCAGCTGGCGAAAAAAACCAGCGTCCAATAAGCACAAAACCCGCGCAAGGCGGGTTAAGTACCCGGTCAGCCGACCAAAGCTTTCCGGAATCGAGTTTTGACCAATGACCACTACCCAAGGCAGCGATCATCAGCTGTTGGGTATCTTACACCCAAATGAGGCTCCAAGATGGAATTTTTTTATCATATTAAGGCAACCCAGAAATCAGGAAAACCTGACGGCGTTCTGTGGTTTACAGCCAAAACCGAATCGCGCGCGGCGCTGCAACTGGATGTCGAGCTGGAAGACGCTGGCATCGAAACCGGCCGCGGCAAAGATTACCTGAAGCCGGTCCGCACTGATTTTCCTGTCTTCAATGATCTGCCGGAAGAAAGCACCATAGATTACACCTGGTGTGAGCGCTATCAGCTGGCCGATGACCAGCGCACCTGGAACGTGATCCCGGGTGCCGCATCTCAGAGCGAAACCACCATCGCCCTGGACAGCGCCACCAGCGATGTGGATCTCTCTGATGCGCCGGTAATAACTTTCAGCTCTACGTTGTTGGCAAACCGCACCCAGGCTGTACGCTTCGCCGTCCATATACTGGGTGACAAATATCTTTCGGAGATCAGCCAGGAGCAGCAGATCGTCGCAAACGAAATGGCGATGGATGAGGGAAATATTTACTTCCAGAACCTGCTGCAGGCCAAAAATGATGTTCCTGATTTGAGCGAGCTGTATGGGCATGCTGAGTGGAAATTGGTCCAGGCCATCAAAGACGTTTTCTCTCAGGACAAAGTGCACGAACCGGCGCTGCTGGCCATCTTCATGTCGAGCTGGATTAAAGCCGAAGCTGACGAGCGCAATAAGCTGGTTGACGACTGGAAGAGCGGAAAGCTTCCAGCCAAGGAAGAACCCGAGAACTTATTTGAGCATGGCCTGAGGATCAGTAAACATGATGACGGGGGCGCTCATTATCCCGTCTGCAAAATGCCATTCCGCAAACAGCTCCTGGCTCAGTTGACAGCTGACGAACTGCGCCATCATATCAGCCGCAAAGAACACGCTGATCTTCACTTAATGGAAATGGACACAGATAACGGATATGTCCAGAACCTGCTTTTGGCCGCTGAGAATTCTCCAGAAGTTAAGGCTTATGACACCAAAGACCTGTGGCGCTACACAAAAGCGATCCGAGAATTATTCAGCATGGATAAACGCCATGAGCTGGCGTTACTTTTACAGTTCACGAAAGCCTGGGTAGCCACCCCATATATCGATCGCGGGATCCTGACGCGCGAATGGGCAGCGGGTAACCGCATTAATCTCGTGCAGCGTACAGATGCTGGCACCAATGCCGACGGCGGGTATGTCACCGACCGCGGCGAAGGCGCACACCACACCCTGGAGACCCTCGATCTGGAGATCGCCAGCGCCCTGCTGCCAATGGACTTCAACCATCGAGAAATCCCAGGCAGCATCGCGCGCCGTGCCAAAGAAATTATTGCGAACAAAGAAGAACCATGGAAATCGTGGAGCAAAATTCTGCGCAACCAGCCGGGCATTCTGGCGGTTAATCGCACAGCCATTTTCAACCTGGTGCGTATCGCGCCGGAAAATATCCACCTGGACCCTGTTGCTCACCTAGAGTTCGTTAACCAGGCGATGACGGCTGAGTTTAATGCTGCCGTTGAGTTGCTGCCACTGCCTGCGCCAGCTGCTGAACCTGAGGTGCGGGCAGCACAACCGGGCGGCAGCGGAAAAACCGATCGCAATCCTAACTACATACCCGACTTTGACGGGCTCGATACTGAAATTGCGTTGGCAATGCTGTCAGCGGATTTCAATATTTACGACATTCCAAGTGATGCCTTCCACCAAGCAAAGACTATCGTCGCAGCGAACGACAGTCCGTTTAAAGAATGGTCTGAAGCTTTGCGCGCAACGCCTGGCATTCTGGATTATTCCCGTGCTGCAATTTTTGCACTGATCCGTAGTGCTCACCCTGAATATTACAAACAGCCAGGGCGTCTGGTCGGATACATCGCCGCTAACCTGACCGAAACCGACCATGAGCATCCTACAGCGGAAATGCTGACGGCGGCGCGCCACACCCCTGAAGTGAGCTGGGAAAGTGAAGTTAACGAGCAGATCGAAGCGGAAAAAGCCGCTGCCAGCCAGCCACAGGTCGCAAACCTCGGCGGCGGCATGTTCGCTATCGATGGCCTGACGGACGAAAAACAACCAGAAAATGATGACCGTTCACCGGTTAATAAGGAGACCACCAGCGATGTGCAGATGGAAGAGACTAACCCGGCGAAAGGAGAAAGTGTTGGCGCGGTTCCAGCAGGCGAAAGCACTGATGCAGCTACTGCGCAAACAGATGCCGTAGCGGGAACCATCTGCGCTGGCTGTGGTACCGAAGGTGGCGGCGGTTGCCCTGACTGTGGCGCAGCGGTTGGCGATGCAACCTATGCGGTGATGGAAGCGGGTCTGAAAGAGGAACTGGAGGCGCTAGGGGCTGATACCTCAAGCTCGGAAACCATGTTCACGCACCTGATGGTGGATCTCGAAACCATGGGCAAAAAACCGGGTGCCCCGATCGTTTCAGTGGGGGCCGTATTCTTTGACCCGGCCAGCGGTCTGACCGGTGCTGAATATTATCAGGTGATTAATCTGGAATCGTCGATGTCATTCGGGGCCAGGCCAGACGCCAGCACTATTCTCTGGTGGCTGAAGCAATCGCCGGAAGCACGATCTGCAATCGTGGTAGATGATACGGTCGGCCTGGTGGAAGCGCTCGAGCAGCTTCTCGATTTCATTGCTGAGAACGCAGCCAACGGTTCTAAGAATGTGCAGCTCTGGGGGAATGGTAGTTCGTTTGATTGTTCTCTTCTGGAAGCAGCATTTGAGTTGGCCGACACGCCCTTCCCGATCCCGCACTGGAACTACCGGGACGTGCGAACCGTCGTTGAGCTGGGTAAAGCTGTTGGGCTAAATGCTCGCTACGACATCCCTTTTGAAGGCGATCAGCATAACGCCCTGGCCGACGCCCGCCACCAGGTCAAATACGTATCGGCTATCTGGCAGCGCCTGACAGCAATCTGATTTCAGTTTTTCAGCCAATGGCCCGTTTCTGGGCCATTATGAGGTAAAGCATATGATCCAGATGTTAACTCTCGAAGAATGGGCCGCTGAAAAATACAGAAGCAACCCACCAAGCGTGTCGACACTTCGAAGATATGCGAAGCAGAATCAGTTCTCTCCACCAGCTATGAAGCAGGGCCGCTTATGGCGAGTTCGTGAAGATGCTGAACTGGTAGGTGAACTAACCGCGCCGGTAGTTAAGAAAAACGACTCTATATTGCTGCAAAGGATTTTGAACGATGGCTGCCAGACCACGTAAAAACAATGTATCTGTTCCGAACCTTTACCCCCTTTATAGCAGGAAGGTGAATAAGGTTTACTGGCGTTATAAGCATCCAATCACTGGCAAATTCCATGCGTTAGGCACTGATGAGGCCGAAGCTGTAGCGATCGCCACGGAAGCAAACGAGCGTCTAGCAGAACAAAGGACCCGGCAAATTCTGGCGATCAGCGACAGGATCGCCACCAGCAAAGGTAAAGCGATCACGGTATCAACATGGCTCGACCGATACTGGAAAATTCAGGAAGAACGTCTGGCGACGGGAGATATCAAGCTGAACACGTTCAAACAGAAAAGCAAGCCGGTTTCGTTGTTGCGAGAGCGTGTCGGAATGAAGTTGCTGCCATCAGTGGATGTCCGCGATATCGCCCAATTGCTCGATGAGTACGTCTCAGCCGGTCAGCCGCGAATGGCCCAAGTAGTTCGGACAGTGTTCGTTGATATTTTTAAAGAAGCGCAGCATGCGGGTGAGGTTCCTCCGGGTTATGATCCTGCCTCAGCAACTAAAAAGCCTCGCCGAAAAATTACCCGCCAGCGCCTGAGTCTGGAGGAGTGGCAGAAGATATTCGATATTGCGGACAGCAATCATCCTTATATGGGAAATGCGATGCTTCTGGCCTTGGTAACAGGCCAGCGCCTCGGAGATATTTCAAATATGAAATTTAGCGATGTCTGGGATGATCACCTGCATGTGCTTCAGGAAAAAACAGGGAGCAAAATTGCTATCCCGCTATCGCTTCGCCTGAACGCCATAAACTGGAGCCTGCGCGACATAATTTCACGCTGCCGAGATTATGCCGTTAGCCCCTATCTGGTTCATTTTTTCAGAGCTACTTCTCAAGCAGATCGTGGTGCCCAAGTTAAATCCAATACATTGACAACGAATTTCAGCAAGGCACGCGATAAAGCTGAGATTCCGTTACAACAAGGTAAGACCCCATCTACTTTTCACGAGCAGCGTTCTTTAGCGGAAAGATTATATAAAGCGCAGGGTGTGAACACGAAAGAGCTTCTTGGGCATAGGTCCCAGCAGCAGACTGATGGCTATCATGATGACCGTGGGAAGGATTGGACGACAATCGCGATATAG